GGATAAGCACCCACATCGTATCCAGCACCATCATTCACCATTATTCCTGTTCCACCAGCATCTCCATCATTATTACCATTATTAAAAAAGAGATTGTAAGGAGTTCCAAAATTAATTATTTTTCTTTTCTTTGCTTGTTCTCTTTTCTTTCTGTCTTGTTCGTCCATCTCTGCTATTGACTGCGGAGTAATAGTGCTTTCTTGCGGAACACCCATCATCACTTCTACCTCGTCATCTCCCGCTTGTGGTTCTCTACCTGAAAGATAAGACCCAATATTTCTTGCGATGTCGCTTCCAACTCTCGTATTAAAATCACCACGAGCGACATTTTGGTATGTTTCCATATCTCGCTCTTGCTGTTCTCTTCTTCTTCGTTGTCCTCGTGTTTCTACTGCTCCACCCTTCTTTTCCAATACATTCTTGTAAAAGTTCGCTCGTTGTAGCGTCTTCTTGGCGAACTTACCAGGATTAGAAATGATATGGTCGGCAAACTCACCCAAATCTTTTACTCCCAGTTTCTTTTTGGAAGCGTTAAACTGCTTGGTGAATGACCCCCATTTCATCTTGTCGTAGTCAATCTCGTCGCTCATTATACTATATCCACCTATTTTTTTTTCAAACTTCGGTAAGTTTTTCTTGCCTTTGATGACTTGTTTCCTCGCAATCTGTTCCTTTGCTTGTTTCGGGTCTATTTCACTTGCCGTTAATGGTGTATTTTTTGATATTCTTTTGGTAGGACGATACACAGGGTAATCCTTACCGCCAATATCTTCCCACTCCTCTTTGAACCAACGAGTTAGTCCTTTCTTGGTTTTACTGCCTAAATACTCACCACCCCGCTTCTTGTATTCTTTGACTATCCAGCCACTCTTGTAGGCACTCGGTTTCTTATATTTTACATCTGCTTCTGCTTTCACCTGCTCGTAGAGTTGTTTATTTTTCGGTTCGCTCATTAAAATAAGCAGAGATAATAAACTAATGTTGCCGTATAATATATGTTTAGCGAGGAAGAACCAATCCTTACTGAAAGTGAAAACTATTGCTTGTTCCCCATACAATATAACGATATATGGAGTATGTATTCTAAATCGTTGGAATGCTTTTGGAGAGCAGAGGAAATAGACTTATCAAAAGACCTTGATGACTGGAATAATAAACTTGATGATAATGAACGATGGTTTATCAAGATGATACTTGCTTTCTTTGCTTCCAGCGACGGAATAGTAAATGAGAACTTGGGTAGTCGTTTCTTCAACGAAGTCGGTATTCAAGAGGCAAAATGCTTTTACGGATTTCAAATTGCGATGGAGAACATTCACGCACAGACTTATTCTGTATTGATAGACACCTACATCAAGAGTAAGGAAGAGAAAGCAAAATGTTTCAACGCTATTAACGAGTATCCTTGTATCAAGAAGAAAGCGGATTGGTGTTTCAAATGGATTACCGACAAGAAGACCAATTTTGCTACTCGCTTGATTGCTTTTGCTATTGTGGAAGGTGTATTTTTTAGTGGAGCATTCTGCTCTATCTTTTGGATAAAAAAACGGGGTCTTTTACAAGGTCTTACTTTCAGTAATGAACTGATTAGTCGGGACGAAGCACTTCACACCGAGTTCGCCGTGTTGCTTTATTCCAAATTGCGTAAGAAAGTGGAGGAGAAAGATGTGATTGAAATATTCAAGGAAGCAGTAGAGATTGAAAAGGAGTTTATCTGTGAGGCGTTGCCTTGCCGATTGCTCGGTATGAATAGTAAAATGATGTGCGAATATATTGAGTTCGTTGCTGACCGCTTGGTATTACAACTGGGATACAAGAAAATATGGGGAACGAAGAACCCTTTTGCTTATATGGAAATGATTAGCGTAGAAGGTAAGACTAATTTCTTTGAGAAGCGTGTGAGCGAATATGCTCTCGCAAGTAAGTCTAATATTGCTGACGATAGTGTGTGGAACTTGGACGCAGTATTTTAGTGTAGGGTGTAGGGTGTAGGGTCATTATATTTTCAAGAGCAAAAAAATAATGGTGATGGGTGATAGTTGTTGTAAGTGAGTAAAATAGCACCCTACACCTTACACCTTACACTCTTGATGTGAGAAGGTAAAGTATTCTTCATTATAACAATCATCAAGGGTTTAATGTATCCAATCTTGTTAGGGTCATCATCAGTTCCGTCATCATTCAAGAAGCGAAACCCTTTTAATGGTTTCTTCAAGAAACGGATTTCCACATTATCTCTCTTGTAAAAATAGTCGTGAAAATATTTTGTGTGAGTAGATGCGGGTAAAAGAAAGACAAATGTGCCGAATGTAGAAGCAGCCTTCTCTACAAAGTTGCCTATTTTACTATCAAATAGAGGGTGAATATACGCTACTTCACCAGTCCAATCGTGGGACAGAGCATCGTTCTCTGCTGTGTAATACTTGGGGAGTAAATGGTTCGCATCACTCGCACAAGCATCAAGAGTAAAGTCAAACTCCTTACTGATTTCCTCCCAAATATCTACTGGTGTCCGTAAGTATTTCATACTTTTAGAACAACTAAAAGACAAACAATTCTTTTGGTTTTTTCTATTCATATATTATAATGGAAGAGATTATTTCCAGTATAATATGGATTATTAAATTGTGGTTGGCGGATATAATGTGGGAATGGTTTCGTATCTGTCTTGCTTAATCGTGCTTAATATAATGCTTGGAAGCAGTATCTACACTTGTTCCCATCTCCTTTGCGTCCTCTTTTAATTCTTTTGCTTGGTCGCCGTATTTCTCTGTTAGATAAATATTTCTCAACATACTTGACCCAACTTTCTTACCAAATATGCGGTTTAATGCTCTCGTCATTTCCGTAGATGTAGTCATCGGTTTCCCGTCGTAAGTCATCAAGAAGGGAGTGGCGTTGCCGTTCTTAATTCCCTTTGCGTCAGGGTGAAACTTCAAATACACTTTGAGTAAGTCTTTCAAGTCATCAGGAATGTCTATTACTTGGGTCTTGTAAGTCTTCTGTGTCTTGAAATTATTGAATATCCATTTCCAGCTCTTCATATCCAAGTAGTTATATTTCTTATCATCAGGAACGCTCTTGACTACGACCATATCCGTATAATCTTTGTTTCGGCGAGGTGCTTGAAGACAATACAGACCGAGAATAACTGCGTCTAAAAGTTCCTTATATTCACCCTCACTAATCTTGCGTTTTCCTTTAATCTTGGGAACTATTTCCATTAGGTTCTCACACTTGGAACTGACGGCATCTTGGGACAACCAATTATCTTCTTGCTTCTCACTCTTGGCGTTGTTGGTTTTGAGAGATTTATTAATCGCCACTAACATATCGTAATACTTGTTATACATTCGTTTATACTTGGGTTCAGGTCTGTCTTTTAAAGAAGACACTATCGCAATAATGTAAGTGCGTTTTGTGTTGTCCTTTAATCCTTCCAACTTCTCCATTATTTCAGGTTTCGCTAAAAAGTTAAGGTTCTTGATGTCCTTGCCGTTATTCAACTTTGTTAGGTTGAAGGTGTATAGTTTCCGTGATGATGCGGAAATATCAGGTTTAAACTCAAATGGGTCAAAAGAGGAACTCATCTATATTAATCCAGCAGATTATTTTTTGGGTTCAAACTCCCTAAATAAATCCGTTTTTGGATTATAGTGTTGGACGAATACGCAATCCCAATTGCGGTCGTAGTGAATGTAGATTTTCTCTCCCTCATCATTTAGTTCAATTATAGAAATGAAGTAGCAAGTTTTTTTGTCGCACATTTTATACTAAATCATTAGATTATTTTGTATCCCTATATTATAAATGAGTGGTTCTTACTATGTCTTAAACGCCAAATACAACTCCCTACTTGCTTTAATTAGCGGGGGAGGTGGTGGTGGCGGAGTATCTAACCCTATGACGAGCGACCTAAACGCTGGTGGTTTTGATATTACCAACGCCACCGATATAAATGCTGTTGATTTAAATGCGAGTGCTGACCTGACTGCTAATCGTGTGATTGCGACCAATTTAGTTCAGGGTGGGACAATTGACGCAACAGACATTCTCCTCACTCCTAATATTAACCGAACTGATGCTCCTTCCTACGGCAATTTAGGAGCAATTGTCCCTGCTACTCAATATGAGATTGCTACAATCACACCAAAAGCAGATGCCGAAGGGACTATATTAGGTGTATTACGAGGTCTTGATAGTGGATTGAAGCATACTGTCTTCTTTCAGGTCATCGCATACGCAGATAGAGCAGTTATTCGTATCTTGAATAATGTGAGTGAAAGCGATACACCTATTTTCCTGTCGTTGGAATACGGAGAGGATAGTGTTGATGCTACGAAAAACTCCTTAACTTTCACTTGTGGAACTCCATCTTCTACTTGTGAAATTGCCTTCTACCAAAATGGAGGTGATAAAGGAACAGGATTAGCGTATGGTTCTCCTTTCATACCAGCCACAAGTGGAGTAATTGCTACACATTCCACTACCTACGCACAGGCAACCTTGAACTTGAATACTGCTGGAACAAGTGCTAATTTCCGTGTTGAAAGCAATCTCTTTGCTGACGATACAGACACGAAATCATTACAGACAAATACTCTTGCGACTTATACCAACCCTGAAATCCAAGTGGTAAGTGATATGAACCTTGTTTCTTCTTCAAGTATCAAACAAGCAATTTCCGTCCAAACAAACAACCTCGTAAGTGGCGGAGCATTTCCTATCCAAGCATCAAGCGATATGGATTTCCAAAATAACTTACTCGTAAATAGTGTTGATGATTTCTTGAATATTGATGAGAATATTGACCTACAAGCAACAGGACACGGAATAGTCAATCTTACTTCCTTGACTGGAACGAATAGTGGAGCAGACGATATTGTGATGAATAGTGATGTAGATATGAATAACAACGCCATTATTAATGTGGATAATATCAAGACGGACAATATCTTTGAGAATACTGCGGCTAATGGTATTACTATCCACAACGAAACCAATATGACGAATAATAAAATCATCAATCTCGCAGCCCCAACTGCGAATGGAGATGGAGCAAACAAATTATATGTGGATACTGTTGCGGGGAGTTCAGGAGTTCAAAACCCGATGGTTGCTAATCTTGATGGTGGTAATTTCAACATTACTAATTTATCAGGTATTACGGCAACCCAAGTTCAAAATGACGATGGTGGATTGATGAGTTCAAGAGGCACATTCTTACACGGCGGTAGTCTTGCTACAATCGGTCAGTTCGGCGTGGGAGGTGATGAAATTAACTTCGCTCCTAATTCTACTTTTAGTATCAAGTCATTTTCAGGAGCAGACACTTATTTCCAATACGACCAATCTACACAGACATTATCTACTCTTTTTGGAGCAAGACAAGAACTCGCAGGTGGTTCAACGCTGGAAGTAAAAGGAGCAGCGGATATTGCCGTAGCAACAGCAGGTAAGATAGATGCCTCACCAGGCGGTTCAATCGTGTTTAATTCAACGGCAAACCCACCAGGCAATTTTGGAGAGTTGAGTATGCTTGATGTAAATGGACTGGGTATTTCCAACTTCCCTCAAACACTCGGTCTTGTGAATACTGTCGCTCAACCCCAAGTAATCGGTTGTTCTACCATTATAAACACTCGTATTGATTGTTCCGTTGTTCCTTTTAATAGTGGAACTTCGTGGGACAACACGAGTGATGGGTCAATCATCTACGCAGTTGATAGTAATACTCTCGTATTTCAGGAAGGACTTCCAACAGGAGTAAATAACCACGACAACAATCAAGTTGTTTTTGATGGTTGGTTAGTCGGTGTTGGTGCGAATAATGCTTCCAATCTTGGAGGTTGGGTATGTAGTGGTGGTGCTTCTGTTGAAGTGATTGGTGCTACAACTGGTTCTTTCCCTGTTCCCTGTATTCTTGGTGATGCTACTTCTGCTTTCAACCGAGAGAACAGACCACTCCCACAAGCAGGTTGGGTTCGTGCCGATGAAACAAACAGAGGTGGTGTAGCACTCGCAATACGATTAAATATTCCACCAGGCGATACGATTAATGTAAATGACCCCGCCAATCTTGATGTAAATATGAATAAAATCATTATTCAAAATATACCTATCTTATAAGTAATCTAATCATCATATAATAATGTGTAGTTAATATATGATGGAGGAGCAAGATAGATGGACGACAGAGGTGGAGGAATTGCTTGAAAAACTACGAATAAATTGCGTTAATTTAAGTGAATACCACCGCAAACGCTATTACCATTTCAAAGGATATGGTAAATATTTTAGACTGCCCTTGATTGTGTTGGCGAGTATCAACTCAACGGCATCGGTCGGTCTTCAACCACTCGTGGAGCAACCTCTCATCAGCGGTATTACCTGTATTATCGGTATGTTGATGGGGATTATTTCCGCATACGAACTCTATTTAGGCATTCAGGCAAATATGGAACTTGAACTAAAACAGAGCAAAGACTTTTACACTTTAAGTATTGACCTATTTAAGACACTTTCCTTACGAAGAGAGAACAGAGGAGAAGGAGGCAAAGATTACCTACAAAAGAAATACTCTCAATATATCAAATTAGTTGAAGCATCAAACCTTCTCAAACGACAATTGAAAGTGGATACACTCACTACTATTCCACCTGATTTTGTGGATTTAACACCAGCCAATAGCGAACTCAACTTGGACGAACCGATGCGGTCTGTGTATCAACAACCAAGACCGAGTATTGAAGGAGGAGGTTTCTCTCTCATTCCTCCAAAAGAATTGGAGCAATTACAAGACGAAATACCGAATAATGAATTATACGCAAAAACAGACAAAATAGAAGAAGACACAGAAATAGGTGAAAATGCCTTATAATCCTTATAAAAGTATTATTTCCATCACATCATTCCGTAAAAAATTGATTTAATTTTTCACTATACTTCTATATGTATAAAAGACAAGGAAAAGATGATGACTGAACTACGAAGCGAAATTATTGAAAAGATGACCTCTAACGAGCAGATGAACGCTTGGAAGGAACAAATCGCCAAGATTGACGAGCAGTTCAACGGGCGTGATGATATGCCTATCTGCTGTATCTGTAAGGGACACTTGAATAATCCCTACGGAAACAACCCTCAACCCGTTCGCAAGAGAGGAAAATGTTGTGATAAGTGTAATTACGACAAGGTTCTTCCCGCAAGAATGGGTGGATTGATGGATTTAGGCAGTTGGGAAGAGCATATTTTACAACAAAAAGTAATGGCGATTGCGTCTTATCCAGCTCTTTTGGAGTGTTGGAATGAAGACGACCACTTCCCTTCCGTTCAAAAGGTAATTGATGACTACACCAAGAAGGTATTATCACGAGGAATGATGCCCCAAATCACCCTTACGAAGGACAAGCGTAGCATTTCGTTCGTTGATGCCTACGACTTCTTCAAGAGTAAGAAAATGAGTGTTAGAGCAATCCCCAAACAGACGGGGTGCTTGTTGTAGTTAGGATTGTAGTTAGGATTTTAGGATTTTAAATTAAGTTAAGTAAAGAATATTAAAAAGAAAGGGCAACCTTTTTTTTACAAATCAAATAGTCGCTCAATCAACGCAGGTGGAATAACGGAACGCTTTTCAGGTCTGTTCTCTCCTCCGTTGTGAAAATTGATATAATACTTCTTCCTGCCTTTGTAGGAATAAGTGTGCTTTATCCATTTCCAATCTACTCCTTCCACCATTTCACGACATTTCTCATCTCCCCACAACGGCATATTACTCCAAATATGAGTAGGTTTTGGTGTATGATAATCGTAATTGGCGTAATACACTAATCCCCTGAATGCTCCATATTCTTCGCAAAACTGGACGAGAGGAGGATAATATTGAAGCAGCCCTCGTGGGTTCTCAATAAACCATTTTGGAGGTTGGAAATACTTTAATATTTCTATTGTTCGCATTATCATCGCACCACCGAGCGTTGCCTCTTCTTGATGTTCGTCTTCGTGTCCGTATATTTCATCTTTCGTTCTGTATTTTCCTGCCGTAGCAAACGACCAAGTTCGGCAATCAGGACTGCCCCAAACCATATCAAAATGGTCGGGTGGATATTGGGTATAATCCCATTCCATTATATCCTCCGTAATTGTAGCATTAAACTTGGGATTGAAATCCAAACTGACGACTTCCCAACCTCGCTTTTCAGCAACCTTGCCTACACTTTTCGTTCCACAAAAGAGTTCTAATAATCGCATATATTATTACCGCAGGTTTTATTTTCCCTAAATTAGATTAATTACCAACTTTCCAAGCAGTATGCGAAGCAGTCTTGAATGTCCCTATTTTACAACAGAAATAATAGAAATCCACCCAAATCGTCCATCTAACGGACTTCTTTTTGGGGCGTGTTCCCAACCATTCTTCTCGTAATATATGCGGTTCTAACATATATTAGGAGGATATTTTTTCCCTAACCAACACTATTCCAAATACTCGTAAGCATTTTTTCAATTCACTCAAACTATACTGACGGAAATCAGGCGGATTTTCTCTTCCAATTTTTTTGTAGTAGGCATCTAAAAATGGGTAGATGTCTTCTTTTTTTAATTTAGACATTAGTTCTTTATTCTCCATACATTAAGATTAGATTATTTCGCCTTTTTGTTAAACGCTTTTTGTAAATCTTTCAAGTTCTCAAACAGGTCAGTATTATTTCCCCAAAGCAAAGCAGCACTAAAAAGTGAAGCAGAAGGGATTAGATTATTTATTAAGCGGTTTTCTGTCTTATTTCCTAAATGTCGTGCTAAATAATTCTCCCTTTTTTTCTTATCGTGATGGTCTATATATGTGCTTCCTGTATCGAGTCCAAAATGGTATGTCTTTTTCTTACCACCCTCTTCTATTACAATCTTGAACCTCTTGTGAGGTCTTTTAGAGCAAACTAACTCCAATATTTCTATCGGCATTCTTATTATAATATAACATTATAATATAAGTATGAAGAAAAGAACGCTTGATATGATTAACGACGAAACTGCCGATTTAATAGATGTTTTTTCCCTCAAAGGTAAAGCACGACTTATCGGCAGTCAATCATTACGAGCAATCCAGTATGGTAGTGATTACGATATACAGACTGACCTAAAAAACACCACAGGAGAACAAGTAGCGAAACGCCTCCAAAAGGCATACGAGGAAGCGAAGAAGAACCCTGACTACTGGATTACTGATTTTAAAGCAGGGTGGGACGACCGCCTCATCTATCGTGGCGATTATTCAAAAGATAGTATTGAAGATTACTTGGAGAAACACAAAGACCTCATTCCCAAGAAACGAGCAGCAGCTATTCGCAAGGCAGATGGCGAGGAAGAAATCAAACTCGTAAGGGACTTGTTTATACTTCGTTGGAAACCTGCCGACATCAAACGAGGTTGGGTCAAGATGATTGACGGCAAAAAGAAATACTTGAAAGATGCCGTCCTTGATAAAACCACTCTAAAAATAGACCTTCTTGGAAAAGTAGGCAACCAATTCGTAGAAGTGAGTGAGAACTACACTATCAAGACGAGAGATGGTAAGAACAACGAGGTCAAACAATCACGAGAGGAAATGGAGGAGGATTTTGAAGACGAGATTACCTACTACGCACGAAAGGATAGTTTCAAGGCACTCAAAAGACTATTTTCGCTCTTACAACTGGACGGCAAGGAGAAGCACAAGAAGGCATTAGACCAAATGGTAGAGTTCTTCAACTCCCAAGTAGGATATTTAAACAAAATCAGGAACGAACTGAAAATATTGGAACAAGTCCTCACGCAGGATTTTAGGAAGGTTAAGTGGGAAGATGTGGAAGAAAATCTCCAATTTATCAAGGAGCAAATCAGTAATGTCTATCAAATACCCCTCAATTCATCTGTTTTTGCTGATATAGACGATATGACCGAAAAAGACGCTCTTGTAAGAATTGCCGACCTAATTGCCTATTTCACAAAAGTCATCAACGAACACTCAAAATCCTTTTTGGAGAAAATGCTGTGAATATAATCTACCGCTAATATATAATGAACTTTGAAGACAAGGGTAGATTTCTCGCTTATCTAAAAGACGACGACATCAAGGACAGGAAGAAGTGGCGTAAATTATTCCTTACTGATAAACCTAACGAAGTGGTGGGTGGAGCGTTTCGTGATGTGAAACTGAAAGACAAACCAAAACTACACTTTCAACCTGCTCCTGATAAGGATATTGAAAGAAGCATTACCTACATCACAGGTGCGTCGGGTAGTGGTAAATCATACTGGACGAGAATGTATGTTGATGAATACAAGAAGATATACCCCAAGCGTGAGGTGTATCTCATCTCGTCCATCAGCGACGATAGTAGTATTGATAAAATAAAAGGACTTCATCGTATCAAGATGGATAAGTTGCTTACCGAAGATATTTCGGCAAAAGATTTCAAGGATAGTTGCGTCATTTTTGACGATACGGATTGCTTGACGGATAAGCGTCTTCGCTTGAAAGTCCAAGAAATACTAAACTCCGTGTTGGAAACAGGCAGACATTTCAACTGCGAGGTTATTTATACCAGCCATCTTGCGACAGACGGACACCAAACCAAGCGTATCTTGAATGAGTGTAAATCAGTCGTTATTTTTCCTTCGGGACTTGGAGGCAGAAGTATCAAGTATCTCCTTGATAATTACTTCGGTCTTGATAAAGACCAAATTAAAAGAATTAAAAAACTGAACTCTCGTTGGGTTCAAATCAACAAGGGTTTTCCTATGAGTTGCGTGAGTGATAAGGAAGCGTATGTCTTGAATGACCCTGATGATGACGATGATTAGAATTATATAAGTATTGTTGATTGGTATTACTTATATAGTATATTGAAAGTGTAGGGTGGTGATTACCCTACACGCTTACTGAAAAATAGAAAATGACCCTACACTCTTTTTTTGTGTGATGATGTATGGTGTGGGGATTGATGAGTGATGGGTAGTGAAGGGTTGGGAGATATGGTGGAAAAGGGTGTAGGGTGTATGGTGTAGGGTGCGTTTCAACTCACTACGGACATTTTTCTCCTTCCTTGCTTTTTTTCTACCTCTTAACTTCATTTTACCCTACACACCCTACACACCCTACACTTTTATAGTATGGTAAGGATAAAAAAAGATAATAATAGGATAATCACACCTATTATCATCTCAAATATTATAAGTTTTTTTCATTTTAAAATCCTCGTCTGTGTAGGGTCAGCGTGTAGGGTCAAATCCCCACCCTACACCCTACACTAATTCTCCTTTTTCTTCTTTACAATTTTCAACTTTTTCTTTGGTTTTGGTTCTTCTACAACTGGTTCGGCAACTTGTTCTGCTAATTGGTCTTCATTTTCATCTTCATTTTCTACAATCGTGTTTCCCACTCCAATTTCAACCTCATCATCACTCACTTCCTCACCATTTTCATCAAATACAGGTTGAGGATACACATCGCTCGGTTGTGAAGGTTCAAGGTCAATCAAACAACCAATCTTGTAGTGTTTTCGCAACTTTTCAAGATGGAACTTGGTTCTTGCTCCCTTGTTGGTTCTTGTGCCTTTTTGAAGACACAACTTCGGCAAGTCAAGCGAACAAGTCAGTTTCTTAACCAAATCACCTGTTCCATTCACATCATACTTACCACCCAATTCATCACGCCATTCACGAAACTCCATCATTACTTCACTACCATACCGAGCAAAGTATCCCTCACCATCAGTTTCCCACTTCTGCGTGTAGGCACGAGCAACATACCACTCAAAGAACTCATCAAGGGGATTACGGGCGAACTCTGCGAGTTGCTTGTGGTATTCCGTGTGAGGAATGACCCATCTGTTCCAGCCCTCAATATCCCTCTTCATCAAGAAGGAATACAAGGAAACACAATTCGCATCATCGTCCCAAGTTTCCGCAAAACTCTTGAAGTAGTCCCAGTTTTTCTTGAACTCGTCGTTCATCTTGATAATCATATTACGGCGTTCTTCTTCTTCCAATTTTACTGGGTCAAAGGAGTTGGTCGGTGTAATGAAACGATGAAACGATTGAATGACGAAAGGTTTAATACCCTTGTCGTTGATAGTCATTTCGGGGTCAGTAATAAGTGCCTTGATTTTGTTTTCTGCTCCGTAGGAATTACGCTTATCACATTCACTCAAAACCACCAACAACGAACTCGCCATCAAAGGATTAAAGTTGCCCCATACATCTCTTTCAGGTTGCGAGGTTTCAAAATAACCGCCACCCATTATCTTCTTGATGGGTGTAAGTGCGATTGTTTTTCCTGTTCCTTGTTTTCCTGTAATGATGAGATGCGTGGATTTTTCTGCGGGTTTTTGTAGCAAGTGAGCGAACCAATTGAGAACATACTCATACGCCATCTCGTCGTAATCGCACATTACTTTAATGTGATTACACCACAAATCAACTGCGTCCTTCTTGTATGCTTCACCTTCAAGAGGAATATCTCTGCCGTGATACTCACTTGGTTTCCACAAGTTAAGAGTATGAGGAGATACATACAAAGGTGGAGGCAAGATTTCGGCATCTTCCTTGCGTTGGATAGAATTGTCCTCAATCCATTCCGTAATGAACTTGGTTTTCTTCCGCTTTCCATTACTACAAGTCTTCATATAAGACTGATGTTCGTAAGCAGCCACTAACTCACCACGATTGAATATTTTGTATCCATCAAATCGTTCATCACCATTCGGCAACTCGGTAGTGAGTTTCTTGAAGTAATTACTGGTGTTGATGATTTTCGTGTGTGAGCGTTCAAACTTTTCCTTCCAAATCAGGTATTCTTGGTCGGTGTTTTGTAGTTCATTATCTACTTCTTCTGCTTGGATTGCGTCTTCTTGTGCTTGGATTGCTTCAACAGGATTGACTACATCGGCAACAACCATATTTCTACGAGCATCAATCAAATCCAACTGAATAGTCCAATCTTCGTAAGGTTTTACTTCCATACGCATCTTGAACCCAGTCTTTTCAAAGATGTAGTCATTTACTCCGTTGATGTGAAACTCAACATCGGTGTAGGGTGGTGGTGGGAGTGTAGTGAAACCATCATACGCAAGAGCAAGTCTGCGTGGAACAACAAGGGAATTGTCTAATCCATACATATATGCTTGGTAAAGGCATTCATTCTCAAATATACCGAGAATGTAAGAGAAGGCAGAATTATCGGCACTCCAAGAAGCAACATCAGGTTTCTTTACTCTATCTCGTAATTCGGGGTTCGCTTTTACGAGTTTTAATTTAAGAGCATTTACTTCCTTCTTCAATCCCTTATACCACTTGTGTCCCATTTCAGGTCGTTCCCAATTACGCACCGCCATCGGCATTTCATTCTTCGCAGGTCTTCCGTCCAAAATCCCACCCTTGCGGACACCATTCACCTTGTCGCCTTTCGCCCAACATTCCAGCCCTCCGCCGTAAAGACACGAGTTAATGAGTTTCTTGATGTGGTCTTTTTGTAGAGGTGGTTCGCCCTCTACGGAATGGTGTTCGCTCAACATTTTAATAATCGGTTTTTTGTCCTTGACCCATTCGTCAAGATGAGGTGTAGGAATACGCAATTTCACTCCAATACAAGAGAGGATTGTAGGGTGTGATGCTACGAAATCGTAATCTACCCAAGAGTAGTAATGGTAGAAGGTGTTGCGAATGTTTCTCGCCAAACAAGTAAGACCCAAGTCATCGTTAGAGTAAAATCTTCCAAGACCTTTTTTTTGGTGGTAAAGGATTTCTAATTTATCGTTGTTTTTAATTAATCGCATTCTTTTTTTTAGTAGAGTTTTGCTTTCAGGTGTGAAGCGTGGGATTTCAAGGTCAAAAGGAGCATCACTTCCATCTCCATTCTTCGCTTTCACAAAGAGGAGATTTCCATCAGCATCGGTTTTCTGCCTGATTTCCCAGTTGCCTTCAACCTCAACATACTCATTATCGGGTATTTTGAAGGTGGTATTATCGTCCAATACCAATTGTGCTAAATGAGGGTCAATATCCTCTTGAAACTTGCCGTGAAAACAAGAGTAATCACGAGCATCAACAACCGCAAGGTCAATTCGTCCGTCTTGTGAGAGATAGTCCATCGTATATACTTATATAAGATAATAATTCTTTAAGTATGTTTCGTGAATATTGATATAAGTCATTACCATATTTTTATTTCAATTTTTTACTAAATGATGTGATGGAAAGTATTCCTAAATAAGGGAGATTGCTAAAAATGAATAAAAATGAGTTATTCATTTTCAGGAGTTTTTCCTAAATAACAAGGGTGGTTGGAAGATTTTCTCTTGCTTCCTCTATTCTTTGTTCTTTGCGAGGTTTCAATACATCTTTATAGTATGCTCTGCGTTTCGCTAAAAACGCATCATATTTATCAGGGTCAGTTCTCATTTTTGCTAAATATCTTGTCTGTTTTTCCTTGACTTTTTGTGGGTTCTTTTTTTGGTAATTCGCCACATTCTTTAAATGCGACTGATACATCTTTTCCGCAGCAGTTAAGTTGGGGTTCTCGTTTTCTTTATCCATTATAGTATATACTTATATAAAAATATTCCTTTAAATATGTTTAGGTAAGTATTATTTAATGCGGTGGGTTAATTGGAAATGACCCTACACCCATCACCTCCAACACCCACACCATCAGGAAGCGGTTGCGACCATTTCTGCTTCCTTAATCTGTTCTTCTTTCATTAGTTTTTCTTCTTCTTCCTTAATATATTCGGCAGTAAGTTCTTTCACTTCTTCTTTTACTTTTTTAACTTTTTCTCCCAATATGAACTCGGTTTCTGCTAATTCTTTGGTCTGTGAATGATGCTCTCTAATAGCGTGAATATTCTGTGGTCTAAATAATACAAGACGACCTCCTAACTTCTCTACTCCAAAATGGTAGATTTTTCTGTCGCCTCTCTTACAGATGCCTTCAATATCATCACATTCAATTCCTTCAATTGAACCTGTGTATTTCACGAAGAAATATCCGTCTTTTCCTTTGAGTTGTATATCAACTATACAACCCACAAAATCCCACCCTTGATTATCATACCAAGTGCTAATGGCGAGTGGTTCGCCTTTGTAAGAACAAGTCCAAGAAATATTGGTTAGGGGTTCAGTTTCTCCTAAACTACTCATATATAATCTAACAAGAGAAAAAAATAATCTAATTATCCCAAAATGGAAGATGTGCTAAACTTGTATAAGGTTTTCCCCTTCCCCTACCACTTAAAAACCCCTTCAACCATTCCGCTCTTGCTTTTTCTGCTAATCGGTCTTCTTCTCTGCGTTCGTAGTCGCTTAAAGCAGCTCTTCGTTTTCGTTCTGCTTCATCTTTGCGTTTCTTTTCTGCTTTCTCTTTGAACTCCCTTTTCTTTTGGGACATATTATACATCGCTCGTTCTTTTGCTCTCATTACTTTACCAGGCACATCTCCTTCCATCATACCCTCTTTTTCTTTGTTCCGTCTTTCTTCTTCCTTTCTCCATATTTTATCCATTTTATTCGTTATTTTCTTCAATTGTTCCCTTATATTCGCACGATGATATTCATCTTCATCGTAGTTGGGAATATGTTCGTAAAAATCATCTCTATCTTGCTGTGTTAATGCCCTATCTACAACCTCTCTAATCTCGGCATCACCGAAAATAGACCACGCTTTTTCTTGGTATTGTCCTGATGGTTTCCAATCTTCTCTTTCTGCTGTCCTCCATATCCATCTGTGTCGTGAATAAGGGTCAATCTCGTAATTCTTGAAAAACTCGTCTTCGTTGTCGTAGATGTATTTTTCTACCTTATTTACTGCTCGTTCTTTTCTCACGATTGCTTCTGCTCTTTTTCTTATTCGCATTTCAGCAGTCCAAGCAACTTTCTTATCACTATCCTTTCTGTATTTCTCTTCTTGTTCTTCGGTCATCGTTCCTTCCTTTTTTGCTTTCTGTGCCTCTTCTCGTTTCTTCTTATTAGAAGCAAGAGTTTTCAATCGTTTTGCTTCTTTCCGCTCTTCCTCACTCGCATATTTACTGGGTCTTCCTGCTTTGCGTTTCACAGGAGGAGGGTCAATTGCTTCCGCCAACGCTACTGCGTCTGCTTTCAACTTATCAAAAGTATCCTCTTTTGCTGATTTACGAGTTGTTTTCTTTTGTTCTTTGTAGGCAGTAGATACGGCAGGGTCTTTAATCGCAACCATATAGGTTAGTCCCTTGTCCTTCGCCCATTCACGCACGAAGTTCGTCCAAGCATTCCCTTTCTTTTTCGGTTCTTCTTCCATACTATACTATACCTAAATATTATTTTCCATCGCACCCACATCTTTTTTGGATATAATCTACCAATTGTGGTTTTCCAGCACCCGTTAATCTAAAATTATCATATTTCTTGGGAAGGGACTTGATAATAGTCTTCAATTGTTTCTTGGTGAGTTTCTCATATTCTCTGCGATTGAAAGAAGGAACGATACTATTCTCGTATCCTTTACCCACTTCCACATCAACTCTGTCTAAAACACCTGTTCCGTGTTCTTTGATTAAATCAAGTGATTTAGATGGAATGGTTAAATCTGCGTCTAATACTCCTTTTGCTGAAACTGGGTCTAATGTGGTGCGAATATTGGTTTCATTCGCTTTTTCTCCGTGTTTCTTTTTATAACTATCTAATCCAATTCCAGTTGCTTTATTCAAGTTGATTATTTCTTTACTATCTTCTCCTACATCACTCGCTATTTTCGCACCGAGCGAATGACCTAATGTAGTTGTATGGTCTTTGCCGTATTTCTGCTCTGCTTTTTTTTGAATATCTTTGGAATGTTGAAATCGTTTTGTTCCTTTCATACTAAATCCCAACGCCATTTTTAGATTATTCCCCCAATCGTGAATACCTTTTGAACCACGATGAATAACTACGGCATCGTGAGTAGTAGGATTGTAATATACAGATACTCGTTCTCCCGAAAGACTTTCATCTCGGTTGTATCCGTCAATTTCTTTGGGTGCTTTGCCTTTATTAGCGTAAGATGCGTCCAAAAACTTACGAATAAGTTTTGTATTCATTTTCCCACCTTGTAGGAGTTCGTAGTAATCACCTGACCCTCCGTAAGTGCGAGGACAATTAGAAGTCTTGGGTAAAAATACTCCCTTGCGGTCAAGTGCTAATACTTGCTTTACATTTTCAACACCGAACCGAAGGTATTTATCTACTTCTCGGTCATATTCGTTGTCGGGGTCGGCAAAAGGATTGAAACCCGCAGCGTGGGGATTTCTATCTCCTGAATGGACGATGAAAGATAAGTCCTTGAAAAGACATTCGTTCATCTTTCCTTTAATATTCTCATTTACAAAAGTGCGGAGTTCGGCAGCCTTACCTTTCTGTGCGGCACTTGCTCCACCCTTCACCTTTTTTGTTCTTGGTTTCTTCTCACTAATAACGAGTTGAATGGGTTCGCTATTCTCGTCTGCTTGAAATAATACCATTATATATGTATAATGAGATTATTATAATAAAAATCTGCTAAATTAAAGGAAACGGGTAGGCATATAAGAACCTGCGGTAATAGCAGTTCTGTATCCTTCTCCATATCCAGTAGGCATTCTATAACCCTTACCTTCGGTTGTGTCGGGTGTTTTTTTGGGTCTTCCACGCTTCTTCTTTGAACCTGGTGTTTGAGGAGGAATATCACCTTCATCATCACCAGCATCGCCACTATCATCACCAAAAGGGTCAGCGGGGACTGCTCTTCCTTGTCTGCGTCTGCCTGGTTGGGAGAATGTATCAATTAAATCACCTGTTCCTTGTCCTTCTAATCTTTGCTGAATGCGGATAAGGTCGTCCTTAATTCCAGTAATAACTGCTCTAAATCTTTGGAGAGAAGCAGGTTGAAGATAAGTAGCAGAACTATCATCTATTCCTTTTACCGCAGCGACCATTTGGTCGTTCAATCCTGAAATAGTCTGTTGCTGTTCTGTATTGAAAATAGCGATGGAAGGGACTTGCTGATACATATAATTCAGTAATGCTCGTGCTTCCTTTTCAACCGCAGATGTTCCACCAATAAAGCGGTCAATTGCTTTACTACCGAATTGGGATACGGAAGTGTGTCCCAGCGTAAGTTGATTTTGGATTTCACCAAGAGAAGCAATAATGCTTACCATTTTCTCGTAGATGTAGTTATACTTGTCCTGTATATCACCTACTAATCCTGCGGTGGTTTCTTGTCCTTTATATGTCTTCTTCAAGTCCCTAACCACTCTCTTTTTTGCCGAACGGAGTTCATTTAACTCGTATGCGTTGGGTTGTAAAAATTGAGGCATTATATACTATACTAACATTATATAATGACTAAACTATTTAATATAATCCGTGTTCCTTCACATATTTACTTGCTTCAATCATCTTCATACCTTTATCTTTCATTACTTTTTTAACTATTTCTGCTCGTTTAGCACGACCACCGCCAGTTGCTTTCACAACATCTTTCGCAGCTTCATTTACAGATTTCTTGGCGGATTTCTTCGCAGCACGACCGACTTCCTTAACAAGGTCAGCACCAGCAGCCTTACCTCTTTTGGCGACTTCCTTAACAGCAGCCTTACCCATTTTCTTTGTGCTTTCAATAGCATCTTTGAGAGAAATACCTCCCTTTACTGCGGCTCCGTGATGGACTTGTCCGTCTTTGCCTAAATAAGCACCGACCATCGCACCTCCTTTTTTACCTTTGTGTGCTTTTTCAAGGAACTTACCCATATTGAATGCTTTGCCGTATTTCTCACGACCAGCAGCAGCCATTAGGGGAATAGCAATAGGAGCGATTTCTTTTGCTACATCAAGAGTTCCAGTAAATCCTTTCTTGAAACCTTTACCGAAGTCTTTCCAAAAATTACCACCCTTAAACTTCTTCATCGCTTTCTCTACCACTTCTACCTTGTCCTTCATCGTTTTACAAGGTCTTCCAGCAGCCATCATTAATGGGAGGGCAATTGGAGCAATATCCTTTGCTACACCAAGAGCATCTTTTAACCAATTACCGCCAACCATTTTCTTTTCAAGTGCTTTTACTTTCTTTGCTCCGCCGAATGCTTTATATAAATCGTATGCTTCTTTTCCAGTTTTGGCGACATCAAGAGCAGATTTAGCACCTTTACCAATATCACTTAACTTAAACTTACCTCCACTTGTTTCACCTCCACTTACGGATTTGTAAAGGTCGTATGCTTCTTTTCCAGTTTTCGCTATATCAAGAGCGTCTTTTGCTCCTTTGGTTAAATCACTAAAAGAGAACTTTCCGCCAACTGCTCCGTCCATTCCAGCATATCCTCTTGCTCCTCCTGAATGAACTGCTAAACCTGCGTTCATACTAACAGGAGGGTAAGATGGAGAGTTTCCGCTTAATACGAACCTTTCAGGTCTAACTCCGCCTACAATTTGGTCTTTTGGGGAATGAAAGGCATCGGCATTTCTGTATCCCATCGGGGACGGGTGATACGCATCGTAATTGTGCGTCCAACGCTGTTTATCCATATCTCTTAAACGAGATACTAAATCCTTGTTGTAAGGAGTGTCGTATGTGATGTTCGCTTGGGGCATCTTTATAATATATACCAGCATTTTTAATTGAGAGGCATATTAAATAATTAATATGTCTATCTAAAACTCTAAATAATATGGAATATGAACGAGTGTAGGGTGTAGGGTGTAGGGTCAATATATTTTAGATTGGAAAAAAGATGGACTACCTCTCACAATAGTTCAAGACCTCCTAAATAAGACCCTACACTATTCACCATACACTTAACACAATCTATCGGCAAGTTTTCCACCGCTGGAAACACCTCCACTTGGGACACCACCGCTCATCACACCACCACGCTTTTCACAAAAGCGTTTGACGATGCCGTGAAGGGGCATATTAAGCATACTTCCACCAACCATACGGGCAACTTCGGCAGATTTCATCGCTGATGCCTGTTGTTTGGATTTGGCGGACAATACCATTTCCTTTGTAAGAATACCAGTATAGATTGCGGATACTCCCTGTTGAGTAGTCATTATACCGCTATTGACGGCAATAACACAGATTTCAGGAGTGATACTATCACCTGAACCAGCAGCATCAATAGTATTGGTTGCTCCAATTTGGAACTGGAAGTTATAGTTTCCAAGAGAACCGCAAGTAATATAATCGGGAAGACTTAAATCGTAAGCAGGGTTGATTACCAAGAGAGAACCAGTTGTGTTGATATTAGTAGCATCACCACCAGCGACCGCTTGGGAAGCAACACCGCTAAACTCACGCCAAGATTGGGTAGAACCATTCTTAACAGAAAGTCGCCACAAGTCGTAAGCAGAAGCAGAAGAAAGAAGACCTGACTGGTTATTCAAGTTGATACTAATATTATTCACTTGGAAGAAGGCATTAGCATCGTTGATAGTCATACTACTCATAGGTTTTCTTACATTAATGATGAAAAGGTCGGGGATTTGATTGATTTGAAGATTGCTTGATGTAAGAGTTGCTGATGCTTGGGCGGCTACTGCGGTTGTATTAGCAGAAGAAGTCAAGTATCTTGGGAAATCCATATAAGGAACAACATTCTTGGTTTCAATCAAGTCGCTTGGTTGAGTAGAAAGGAACTTCAATAGGAGAGCAGGGTTGGAAGGTTGGTTAAGAACACCAGCAATAGCAGTTGTGGAAGTGAAACCATTAGGATTAGCAGCAGTTCCTAAACTAATGCTTGTGATGTAAGGAGATGTGGTGGAAAGCAATCTCTTACAAGTAGCGTCCATATTGAAGGTGAAGGTCATATTATTTACTCCTAAAAGACCTTGCTGATTGTATTCGGGGTCGCCGAAAATGAAGGGAGAAAGGAAAAGAGGTTCAGCAACAACGGTGCTGATTTCAATAACCCAAGTATCGGCAGGGTCGGTAGATGTAAGAGAACTATCAGTTCCACCACCAGTAATGTTGTGGGTAATGTTAAATGCTACTGGGTGAGAACCACGAGGAACTTGGTCTATATCGTAGGAAGCATTAGCATATCCAGCAAGTCCGTTGTTATTAGCACCTACACCATCGCTATAACGGGCGTATGCTTGGTCGGGAAGACTGGGGGTTGTGCTGTTAAATCTGTATAACTCACGAGAGTTGTTAAGACGAAGCAATTGGGGTAGAACATCTTGAAGATTGACCGAAACGGCGGTGTTGTTAATTTGGGCGGTTGCGGTAGTCATTAGGGAAGCAAGAGGGAATGCTTGAAGAGCAGTATCACTTCCGTAGTTTAATACCAACTCACCGACAGGAACGCCAGTAGCATTAAGAGTAAAACTAATTCCTGATGTAAGAAGGACATCACGACCAATTACTACATTCTCGCTTGGAACTTGAACCGAGAAGATAAGGGAGGAATTGGAAGCAGAGGTAGAGGGAAAACGCTGGTATGTGGTTTGGGAAGCACCTGACTTGACGGCAAAGTCAAGGTCGCTGGTAATATCACCAATCACACTATCACGCACAAGGACAGTTTTGAAGTCGCTCATCTTTATAATATACAGGCAGATAAAAAATATATTATAAAGCGTCTAAATTGCTAAACTAAACCATTTGCTTATATGACCCTTTCTTCAAGAAAGCAACCTTAATTGTAATTGCCTCGCCACTCGCCAATCTAAAAGGATTTAATTTGCCGAACTTATCTCTCCAAAATACCTGAATATCAATATTGCTTAAAGGTCTGTTTCCGTAGAGGGTGATTAGGCGATATTCACTTGTGGGATTATAAACAAGATTAGGTTTATATTGTCCTGTATCACTCACTAAATCTGTGATGATATTGGCGAAATCACTATTACTTCCTCCTAAAACTAATTCCTGTGAGTTGTTATAAACAAGAGGGGTAGATACTTGATTTGGTTGAATGGGGAGAGTATTGGAAGTAAAGACTAAACCTACAATAGGAGAGAAATTAGCAATTGTAGAATATTCCTGATATACTGCTACGGCAGTCCAAGAAGAAGGAAGAGGAGCAGTTGGAGGAGGATTGGGTGTAATCGTCATTTGGTCTAAACCTCCTATATTAAAAGGTTCAAAAAGGAAGTTCTTTCCGTTCAGTCCAGCCCCGTATCCTAAATACTTTGTAGGAAAGGAAGGGAAAAGTCCGTAAAGAGGGGCATTAAAATATAATTTGATTGGAGAATAACCAGCAGGGGGAACTGGATACGAACCAGCAGCGAAATATTGGTAGTATCCATCTGTATCAAAATACAACACGGCAGAGTTAGAAGTGCTGTCCCAAGTCATTACAGGAGCAAAAGGGGAAGGTAGAGTAGCACCACCAGCCACAGCAGCAGCATCAAGCGTAGCGAAAGCATCTTGAAGAGTTCTGTTAATTAGCAGAGGGATTACCGAGTAGTTATAAACATTATAATACCCAGTTGCTATATTCTGTATCTTATTTGCGGTTTGATTGGGTGGAGGAGGAAGAGGAGCAGAAGCATCTTGGGGAGTGTATTGGACGAACTCTTCGCCTGATGTATAAGTTGTTCCTGTTGCGGGGTCAGTCCATTCCAGCGTAAGAGAATAGATACTTAAATCTCTATCTCCTTGATTGGGTTGAATGGAGGGAATAAATACAGGGAGAGTTCCAGTTTCAACAGTAAAGCGAAGTATGCTTAAATAGTAATCTTCGGGGTTCATCACAAAGGGGTTTGCTCTCTGTTCGTTAAAGTAAAATACGGGTGGTTCTGCGGTTGTGGATTGAAGGTTGCTGACTGTTATATCAAAGTATATTTGGTCGGGAGCAACAGCATTCTTTACAGGGTTCAATTGCGACATCTATAATATTAGTGGAGATTATAAATGTGCTAAATATTATAGATTAAAAAATGGTTGAAATGCCTTAATGATAATCGGCAACTCGTATCGTTTGGGGACTTCACCATCAAGGTTAATAGTTCCGCTGTATGCCGTAGCAGCGGTAGGTTGAGAAACATTTTGGGGTGCTTGGGTTGGTGTGATTTGATAAACACCTTCAACAGGAGTGTTGGCGGGAACACACAGACTATCAAAATCAGGTGTTCCTGATGTTGCTCCACTTGTATCGTTGTCCGCAACAGAACGACCATTATTTACTAATGAAGTCCAAGTTCCGCCTGACTGCGTAATGCCGTATGCTCCACCTGCTACATCGTCCTTATTTGGGAGGTTAGGCATATTTGCGTCTGTAATTGTAAAAGAGAGAGTAGCAGTTCCAGCAGCTCCCGCATCAACAGTTCCCGTATTCGCCGTTTTGTAGAGAGGTAATTTACCATCACTACCCGTAGCACTACCAAGAGGATTGGGAAGAAGAAAACTATCGGGGTCAGTAGGAGTGCCGAATTGATTGCCTAATATATCAAAGAGAGCAGGATATTTACTTTTTTTTAGTTCTTGACCTTGAACGATTAACCAACCAGGAGGCGGTTGCGTTGCTCCAATATTCGCCCAAAAAGTCATACAACCAATAGGAATGGGGTAGTCATTATCGCCTAAAAGTCCTTTTACCGACATACTTATACTATAACATTACATTATATTTGTTATAGTATAACATTAAATCTAAATACTTACGATGCGAACACTTGACTTCCCAATACACGAATAATAGGAACAATCTCAAAGGTAGGTGGGTCAAAAGTTCCCTGATTGATTGAAGCAGTAATATCTATACTATCGCCCAATCCAGTAGTAGGGTCAGCATTAGGAGCATTATAAGTCCAACGAGGTAAGATTTGGTCGCTTCCCAGTCCTCCGTTGCTACTATACCCAACATCATCACGCAAAAACTTATTTTTATCAGGAACTCGTTTTAGTGTAGCACTATTGGTATAAACATTTGTAGTGTATTTGTTTCCTCCACCATCAGTTTTATAATAACTTCCTTGAACTTTTGTCTTCGTAGCGTCGCTTGAATTGTCGTAGGCAAGAGGGAATGTTGGAAGCATTTCAGGAGTAAGAGTAAGTTCCGCAGACGCAATAGTCGCTTGTGATGAAGGGAGAACTAATTCACCCGCAGATTGTCCTCCCAATAATAGTCCCCTGTATTGTCCTGTAAAATCAGGATTAGGCAAGTTAGGTAAGAAAAACTTTCCTGCGTCAGGGGCAGATGGAGAGTTTTGGTTGTATTTAACGCCGTTGTTGAAAATCTTGTAAAGGTCAGGATACTTCGCAATCTCTAATTGTCTGCCGTCGCATACTAACCAACCGCTCGTTGCTTCAAGGTTGTCTTTTAGATATGGTTTAGAACTATCATTACACCACATCATTATAGAACCGATAGGCACAGGAAATCCGTTTAGTCCTTCTGTATTCAAAGCACTCATCTTATATTATAACTCTACATTATAAAATAAGATTAATATCCCTAAATTAGTATTGCGGATTGGGGTCTAAAATGAAACCTGATAGTTGAGGCACATCTTCGTATTCAATAGTAGTTCCTCCACCTTGTCCCTTGTCGGCGATTGCGTCTTTTCGTCTTCTGCTTTTTGTTCTTCTTCTGCGTCTTGTTGATTTACATATCCTCTATAAGCAACTTTCTCGGCAGCCTGACTTGTTTTAATTGCTTGTTGGCGGTCTTGTCGTGCGTTAATAGCATCAGCATTACCGCCAAGTCTGTAAGAACTCTGTGCCTTGATGAGGTAAATACAGGTCATACCTCCGTAATTGACTTCGTGAGTGGCGTTTAGTTTTATATCGCCCACCTTTTCAGGGTTGGGATTAGAGTATTCAATCGTCATATCATCAAGAGTAGCAGTAGCACCTGTTTCATTAGACGCATTCAGTTTCACAATTTTAGGTGTAGCAGTTCCATCTGTATTTGTTGCTTCTTGTGGATTTTCACCACGAGCATTCAAGGTTCTACCCGTTATACTATCTTGGAGGTCAGGATAAGTTGCCGTGAAATCACTTGCGGCAAGAGCAGGAATATTCGCAGCAGCTATACCAGGCAAAGCATCGCTGGAATGGATTGTAGGTGGTAATATTGCGAAGTTAGTAGTATCATCGGTCTTGATTGTAGGGTTAGGAACGAGATATACTGGGTCGGTGGGACTGACCCCTTCGTATTGTCCTAATTGTGGAAGGTAGAAACCCTCACTTAACGGCGTAAGACTACCTTGAAACCTGTTGCCGATTGCCTTGTATAGTTCAGGGTAATCTTTTATTTTCACCTCGCTTCCATTACACCAAAGAAAAGTAGGAGGGATAAATCGTTTCAGTCCCATATATGGAAAAATAGAACCAACAGGGAGAGGAAAAGCAGGATTAGCACACGCTTCTTCTAAACTCATCTTATATTATATCTATACATTAAAAAAAGAGTGCTTCTTTAATTATTAACTTACAAAATCCTAACTAATTAATCTACGCCTAAATCATCTTACAAAGTTGGGTCAATCATCAAGCAGTAAGACTTTCCCTGAAAAGCAGGAGCATTTCCTCGCATCTCACCTTCGGGAGGAAATATGTTCTCATCGGTTTTGCGAGAATAGAAGGCAATACGACAATTGCGTCCTTCAATCTTACAATCCGCCCATCTGCTTCCAAGACTTCCGTTAGACCAGCCACCGAACTTACCATTTACCTTGTGCTTGGTATGAACCAACCAAAACATTACTGCTCGTTGCGTAGTTTCATTAAACCATTCTTTAATTTTTTTTGCTTCTTCTTCCCCAACTTCGTTAGGGTCTAATGTATGCGGGTTGAGTAGGACTGCCGTCTTATCAAAGATGTTCTCGGGAGCGGAGTTCCAAAGTTTCACGAAGACTTCCAGTTCCTTTCTACGCTTCTTTATCTGCTCCTCACCATCATCTCGTAAGAACAAGGGCATTCCCAAGTCTTTACCACTTCCGCAATCAATCACGGAACATTTCTCACGAAGGAGTGCCTTATCTTCTGCGTTCAAGTTGTAATTAGTTTCCATATCTGCTGTTGTATTTGCTTATAGAAGTAAAGCATATTTTCATTTCAATTTTATACGAAATGATGTGATGGAAATAATCTAATTATAAGGAATATAAGGAAATAATCTAAAAGTGATGAGAAATAATGTATGATACTGAAATAGATTATATCATCTTGATTATTGTATGATATAATTTTAAAATTATTACCTATATGGTATAGTAATAATCTAAA